GACCAGTTGGCCGACTGGCCGTAAATTAACCCCATCATGTCGATCTTGCGCGTTATGAGAGACGACCAAAAATTCTGAGCCCCGCCAATGTGCGGGGCTTTTTCGTTTCTGGAGTATCGGATGGATCCAAACGACCTCGGCCCTGGCGCCTTTGCTTGGCTGGGCGGCAGCGGCACCATCCTGCTCGGCGTCTTTCTCTGGCTGAGGAAGTTCCTTTCCAGGGATGCCACAGAGCGCGTCATGGACAATGCCGACATCGGCACCGTGCGCCGGCTGAACGAGCTGCTTGATTCGGAGCGTGTCGCTCGCAAAGAGGCAGAGGCCCGAGCCGATCAGTTCGCCAAAGAACGCAATGAACTGGCCGCAGCTGTAGGTCGAATGGAAGGGCGCATTGATGCGCTGACCAGCCAGGTCGCTCAACTCACTGACAAGGTGACATCGCAGAGCCAGGAGATCTCCCGGTTGCGCACTCAGCTTGGAGGTAACAACTGATGGAAAGATGCGCAATCAACTTCATCGCCCGCCATTGGTGGAGGCGATTCGAGGTCTGGGTCATCGCGCTCGCTCTCGTTGGTGGTGGTGCCATCTTCGGCTACCAGGCCGCGTACTGGTCTCTCGCCGAGAAGCAGAGCAATCAAGTCACTGACATCCGCAAGGCATACGACACAGCCATGGACGAACGTGACAAGCGGCTTGAAGAGCTTACCCGCAAGACTGGCACCGCTGCTGACAAGGCATCGAGGGCAGCGACTACCGCGGCCCAGGCGGCGGACAAGGCGGACGAAGCGCTCAACCGAGTGGCTCAATAATCTGGAGTGATTGCGGTTATGCCCCTCAGGCCAAAGAAGCCCTGCAACGCCCAGGGCTGCAACGTACTGACTCGCAACCCGCGCTACTGCGATGACCATGTGGACATCGCCAAGAGTGCTGAGGCCAAGCGCCGTGAGCGGCAACGAGAGACCAGCGCTCAGCGTGGGTATAGCTACAAGTGGCAGCAGGCCCGCAAGGCGTACTTGGCGAAGTATCCCTTGTGCCTTGAGTGCGAGCGGCAAGGAATGGTCGTAGCTGCCAACCACGTCGACCACATCCGGCCTCACAAAGGGGACTGGACGATCTTCTGGGATAGCTCGAACTGGCAGCCCTTGTGCCACCCTTGCCACAGCCGGAAGACGGCGGCGGAGGATGGCGGTTGGGGCAATCCATCGAGAAATCGTGCGAATTGACCGAATATCACGATCAAATGATCGTGATTCTCATTTATGTGGGGGGAGGGTCAAAAGTCTGGGGTTTTTGGTAGCTAGACCGTCCCCTTGACCCTTCTTACACGCCCGCGAAATTAAAAATTCAGGAGTTGCGCGATGGGAGGCACCGCCACGGTCGCCGGCCGTGGTCGCAAACCCAAGCCGACGGCCCAGAAAAAACTTGCTGGGAACCCCGGAAAGCGGGCACTCAATCATGATGAGCCCCAGTTCACCGCCGTCACAAATATCGACCCGCCGGACTGGTTGAGCGAGCGCGCGGCCACCATGTGGAAGATGCTTATTCCTGAATTACTCCGGGAAAAAGTTGTTGCGCTTACAGATCTGCACAACGTTGAGGCGTTCTGTTCCGCCTATGACAAGTGGCGCATGTCCGAAGAAGCTGTCCAGAAATTCGGGATCGTCGTGGCGTCTGCCCAGGGCAGCCCTATGAAGAACCCCGCACTTACTGCGGCGAACGAATCGATGCGCCAATTGGTTACCTTCGGCTCACTGCTCGGCCTCGATCCGGCGAGCCGGACGCGGATCATCGGCGGCAACAAGCAAACCTCAACCAATGAGTTCGCTCAACTACTGAGTTCCTAATGACCAAAGCCCTGCACGCCAATGTCGACAAGGCAATGGCTTGGGGGCGCTCCGTTCTCCGTGGGAAGGTTCCGGCCTGCCGCTACATTCACCAGGCCGTGCAGCGACACTTCGACGATGTGGCGGCCAGTCGGAAGCGTGGGTTTCGCTTCAAGTTTGACCCGGCCAAGGCTGAGAAAAAGTTGAAGCTCATACAGCTTCTTCCCCACACAAAGGGGGAGTGGGCTTTCAAGAGACAGCTTATTACCCTTGAGGGCTGGCAGTTGTTCGGCCTGGCGGTGACGTTCGGTTGGGTAAAGAAGAAAGGTGGCCACCGCCGGTTCCGCGAAAGCTACTGGGAAGTACCCCGCAAGAACGGCAAGTCAGTTGTCGCTGGCGGCGTAGGCATCAGCATGTTTGTGGCTGATGGTGAGTTCGGCGCCGAGGTGTACTCGGGCGCGACCACCGAGAAGCAAGCCTGGGAAGTATTCCGCCCGGCGAAGCTGATGGTCACCAAATCGCCAATGCTGGTGCAGGCTGCCGGTATTGAGGTGAACGCATCGAACATGAACATCCCGTCGGACTTCAGCCGCTTCGAGCCGCTGATCGGCAACCCCGGAGATGGCGCCTCACCGAGCTGCGCGATCGTCGACGAATACCACGAACACCCAACGTCGGCCCAGTACGACACCATGCTCACCGGGATGGGAGCCCGCCGCCAACCGCTGATGTTCATCATCACCACCGCCGGCGCCGACATCGAGGGTCCTTGCTACGACAAGCGCCGCCAGGTGATCGAGATGCTCGAAGGCACCGTGCCTGACGAGGAGCTGTTCGGCTGGATATGGACGCTGGATGAGGGTGACGACTGGACTGACCCGAAGATGTTGGCCAAGGCTAACCCGAACCATGGGGTCTCGGTGTTCCAGGAGTACCTGGAGAGCCAGCAGGCCCGTGCAATACGGTCGGCCAGATTCACCAACACCTTTAAGACAAAGCACCTCAACCTATGGGTTAGCGCGAAGTCCGGCTTCTTCAACATGGAAAGCTGGAAGGCCTGCGAGGACACCTCGCTGACCCTGGAGCAGTTCGAGGGGCAAGAGTGGATCGCGGGCTTCGACCTGGCGCGCAAGCTCGACATGAACTCGAGGGCCAGGCTGTTCTGGCGCGTTGTCGATGGCAAGGTCCACTACTACAGCGTTGCGCCGAAGTTTTGGGTTCCGTACGACACCGCATTCGATACCGATAACAAGAGGATGTCCGAGCGGTTTCAGGCGTGGATTCACTCAAGGCATCTGGCTGTGACCGACGGTGCCGAGGTCGATTATCGCGAGATCCTTGAGGACACCAAAGAGGCGAACCATCTCGCCCCGATTCGCGAGTGCCCTATTGATCCACATGGGGCGACAGGCCTCAGCCATGACCTTGATGACGAAGGTTTTGAGCCGGTCACCATCACGCAGAACTACACCAACATGTCCGACCCGATGAAGGAATTAGAGGCCGCTATTGAGGCTGGCCGGTTCCATCACGACGGCAACCCAATCATGACCTGGTGCATCGGAAACGTGATCGGCAAAAACCTGCCAGGCAACGACGATGTTGTGCGCCCGATCAAGCAGGGAGACGACAACAAAATCGACGGCGCGGTGGCGTTGATCATGACCATCGGTCGAGTTCTGGCAAACCTTCACCCCGATGACACCCTCTCTGACCACATCACTAAACACGGAATTCGAACCCTATGACCGACGAAATCAAGTCGCCAAAGCTGGAGGCGCTGAAAGAGGCTTTCCCCGATCTCGTCGGCGTCCTTGGTTTGGCTTTGCTGACGCGCGGCCTTTGGGCATGGATGGGTGAGCCACTCGCCTTAACCGTCTGTGGCGCGCTGCTGGTCACCTTGTCCGTGTACTCGATTGTGCGAGGTGGCCGCTGATGCTCCGCGCACTCCTAGGAAGGAAAGGCGGCACCCAGATCATTGATACGCCGGAGAAGCTGGCCCAGGCATTGGGTGCAGGCTACGAAAGTAATGCTGGGCAGCGCGTAACCACCACCAGCGCCATGCAGCAATTGGTTGTATTCAACTGCGTGCGGGTGCTGGCCGAGTCGATGGGGATGCTGCCTTGCCGGCTGCTAAAGCAAACCGGTCGGGTCCGACTGCCGGCGACGGCTCATCGACTCTATCCGCTGATTACCATGGCCCCCAACAGCTACATGACCGCCCAGGAGTTCTGGGAAATGCTGGTGGCGTGCCTATGTCTTCGTGGCAACTTCTTCGCCTACAAGGTGATGGCCTTGGGCAATGTAGTTGAGCTTCTACCCCTCAACCCGGACATCGTCACGCCAAAGCTCAAGGACGACTGGACAGTTGAGTACACCGTCAATTTCAAGTCGGGTACGAAAACGCTAACCCAGGATGAAATATGGCATGTGCGGTTGTTTACGCTGGACGGGCTCAACGGGCTAAACCCCATCGCTTACGCTCGCCAGGCGCTGGGTCTGGGCCAGGCGATGGACGCTCACGCCGCCAAGCTTTTTACGAATGGAGCTGTGACTAGCGGTGTTCTGCGGACTGAGCAGCAGCTTACCGACGAAGCCTTTGGCCGGCTCAAGACGGAGTTCCAAGGCGAACA